ATGCAGATTGTGGGGTGTGCTTTGTCTCCAGCTTTGACAACTGGTCGATATAAATAAATAGGGCGATCTGTTTGCTTACTGCATCCAGCTATGGATAAACCCAAGGGGATAAGACAAGTGAAGTAAGTAGGGATTGAGTAGGGAATAGGAATATCACTATCGGGTTTTATCTATCGAATTGCACAATTTCCAGTTATCCCTATACTAGGATCGAATCATTCATAAGGTATTCACCATGCAATTAAAGCGACTTACTAGAAAACAGATCAGAGAGCAGATAGAAGCAACTCCAATAGATCAGATACTTCATGTACCAGTAAGAAGCCTGACAACTAAGCAGAGAGCCTATTGTAAGAAGGTGGCTACTGGTGAGACATTCAACCAAGCCTATCGAGAAGTCTACCAATCTAAGGCTAATCCCAAATCAATTGGAGTAGAAATAAACAAAATGAATAAAAACCCAAGAATTGCCCTAGAGATAGAAGCACAGAAGCGGGCTATTGAATTCGAAACGGCTTATTCTGCTAGACAATTGAAGTCTATCGTTATCTCTCAACTGACTAAAGAAGCCCTAGATCCTAAGTCTAAAGCATCTGAGCGTATCAGTGCGTTGAAGGCTTTGGGGTCAGTCGCTGAACTGGGCGTATTCGTTGAGCGTAAAGAGATTAGGACAATTAAAGATAGTGCAACTGCTAAGGCGGATCTACTTAGTAAGCTAAAGCAAGCTATCAAGGATCAATCTAGGACTATCGACAATGATGCTATGTCATTACTAGATGAGATCAATTCTCAAGTAGAAAAAGAAATTGTGGAGCAGGCCCTGGATGCGACCCCACCTACCCCCACCCCCAACAATGAGCCATCGGTACACGCTCCTATACTACATACTATTCCATCCAAACGATCCCATGTTGAGAATGATTCTCAAACAGACGGGGGGGAGGGGTAATTTTTATGTGTATATTCAATAACTTACGATCTATCTCTAAACGGTTTAGAGATAGAATTGGGGAAATAGGCCCCATTATGTTTCTAAATGAGAAGGCATAGGGGGGTATTTTGAGAAATTTAAGTGAAATAGAACGGGATATCCGTAAGGCGTCTGACCTGCTCAATAGACTCGTCTTAGAACGTAAGTTAACTATTCAACAGATTAATGGGATGTTAGCCTCTTCAGAGATATTGACTGAACAAGCAATCGCCCGCATGAAAGATGACAAGCATTGGGAGGCTGGGACATGACTGAGAAGCAGGCTATTGTGTATAAGTTCATAGATGAGTGGTGGAGGACTTGGGGGTTTGCTCCTTCTATAGATGATGTTATGCGCTTTACTGGAGACAAAGGGCGGGCGAACATCCACCGCATTTATAAAAAGCTCTGTGAACATGGGCATTGTAAGATGACCCCCAGACTGGCAAGATCCATCCGCCCAACAAATATGAGAATGCGAGATATCGATTGAATTTAGAAAAGATTATTGAGTCGCTAGACCCTGTAGAGCAGGCTGCCTTTCTGGAGGCCGCGGAGGACTACATTGGTTCACTAAACAGGGAACTAGCTCAGATAGATTTTATTAAGTTTGCCCATGAGATGTGGCCCGGATTCATTGACGGGCGGCATCATAAAATCATGGCGCAAAAGTTTCAAGAGATTGCCGATGGGAAATGTAAGCGGTTAATCATCAATATGCCACCCCGCCACACAAAGTCGGAGTTTGCATCCTACCTCCTACCCGCATGGTTTTTAGGCAGGTTTCCCGGTAAAAAGATTATCCAAACGTCCAATACTGCTGAACTAGCGGTGGGCTTTGGTCGAAAGGTTCGTAACTTAGTAGGAAGTGAACAATATGCAAAGATATTCCCAGATGTCACTCTTAAATCAGATAGCAAAGCTGCTGGCCGTTGGGGCACTAACCATGATGGCAGCTATTTTGCTATTGGTGTGGGCGGTACCGTTACTGGTAAAGGAGCTGATTTGCTCATTATTGACGATCCACACTCGGAACAAGAGGCGGCTATAGCCGCAACTAACCCAGAAGTCTACGATAAGGTGTACGAATGGTACTCCTCTGGCCCAAGACAGCGTCTACAACCTGGCGGAGCCATCGTAATCATCATGACAAGATGGTCAAAACGAGATTTAGTAGGAAAAATCATCAAAAGTTCTATTGAAAGAGATGGAGAAGAGTGGGATGTAGTGGAATTTCCCGCTATTTTGCCCTCTGGTAACTCATTATGGCCAGAATTTTGGCCCATTGGCGAACTTTTAGCCCTTAAAAACGAACTTCCTGTCTCTAAATGGAACGCCCAGTATATGCAGTCCCCCACTTCGGAAGAAGGGGCGATGGTTAAGCGAGAATGGTGGAAGATTTGGGAGAAAGAAACGCCGCCTAAGTGCGAATTTATCATTCAATCTTGGGACACCGCCTTTACTAAGAACGAAAGGTCAGACTATTCAGCGTGTACGACATGGGGAGTGTTTTATTTTAATGAAAACTCAGCTGATCCTCACATCATTTTGCTCGATGCAATAAAGGAGAGACTAGAGTTCCCTGAATTGAAGGCAAGAGCGTTACAGATGTACAATGAATGGGAGCCAGACTCTTGCGTAATCGAAGCAAAAGCTGCGGGAAGTCCTTTAATTTATGAATTAAGAAAGATGGGAATCCTTGTATCAGAGTTTACTCCGACAAGAGGTAATGATAAGATAGCCCGTATGAATTCGGTGACGGATTTATTTTCATCTGGCAGGGTATGGGCACCACCAAGAAGATGGGCGGAAGAAGTCATGGAAGAGATGGCTGCTTTCCCTAATTCAGAGCACGATGACTTGGTTGACTCAAGTACCCAAGCATTGATTAGATTTAGAAAAGGTGGTTTTGTTAGCTTGCCAAGCGATGAAACAGACGAACCAATTACATTTAGACGCAAAGCGGCTTATTACTAGGAAATATTATGTCAATTGAAAAAAGTTTATATGCAGCGCCAGTAGGTCTTGACGCATTATCAGAAGATGTACCAGATTTAGAAGTCGAGTTAGAAGGCGATGTTGAAGACTTAGAGACTCCCGAAGAAGAGGCTCATGAAGACGAGTTTGATGATAACTTAGCCGAATATATTTCCAGTAAAGAATTAGCCACAATCGCTGGCGATTTAATGGGCGATTTTGAAGATGACATTTCCGCACGCAAAGACTGGATCCAAACTTATGTAGATGGCTTAGAGCTACTCGGTATGAAGATCGAGGAGCGTACAGAACCTTGGGAGGGAGCTTGTGGGGTATACCATCCATTGCTTAGCGAGGCTCTAGTGAAGTTTCAAGCCGAAACCATCATGGAGACTTTCCCCGCCCAAGGACCAGTCAAGACCCAGATTATTGGTAAAGAAACACCAGAGATTAAAGACGCAGCTAATCGTGTTCAAGCGAACATGAATTATGAGCTTACCAATGTGATGCAAGAGTACCGCCCAGAGCACGAGAGAATGATCTGGGGATTAGGACTTGCTGGTAACGCCTTTAAAAAGGTGTACTACGATCCATCTTTGGGTCGTCAGGTGTCAATGTTTATTCCTGCTGAAGACATCGTTGTTCCTTATGGCGCATCAAGCCTTGAGCAATCACCACGTATTACCCATGTAATGCGCAAGACCGAAAATGAAGTAACCCGCCTGCAATACGCTGGCTTTTATCGTGACATTGACTTAGGCGAACCAGCCAACACCCTAGACGAAGTAGAAAAGAGAATTGCAGAGAAGATGGGTTTCCGTGCATCAACGGATGACCGCTACAAACTTCTAGAAATGCACGTTGATCTTGACCTTCCGGGATATGAGGACACAGATGAAGATGGAAACTTTACAGGATTGGCTTTGCCGTATGTTGTCACTATTGAAAAAGGCAGTATGGAAGTTTTATCTATCCGCCGCAACTGGCGTCCAGAAGATAAAAAGAAAACTAAAAGACAGCATTTCGTCCATTACGGATACGTTCCAGGTTTTGGTTTTTACTGCTTTGGTCTTATCCATCTTGTCGGGGCTTTTGCTAAGTCTGGTACTAGTCTTATTCGGCAGCTCGTGGATGCAGGGACATTATCAAATCTGCCAGGTGGCTTTAAAACCCGTGGCTTGCGAATCAAAGGCGATGACACACCAATAAGCCCAGGCGAATTCCGTGACGTTGATGTTCCATCTGGAACTATCAAAGACAACTTACTGCCACTTCCATACAAGGAACCAAGCCAAACTCTCTACAGTCTTTTCAATACTATCGTTGAAGAAGGCCGCCGTTTTGCTTCTGCAGCGGATATGCAAGTTTCCGATATGTCAGCCAACTCCCCAGTTGGGACTACTTTGGCAATCTTGGAAAGAACCCTAAAAGTCATGAGCGCAGTCCAAGCTCGTATTCATTATTCAATGAGACAAGAGCTAAGACTTTTAAAAGATATCATCCGTGACTACACAGATCCTGATTACACCTATGATCCAGAAGAAGGTAACCGTTCTTGTAAAAAGTCTGATTATGACCACGTAGATGTTATTCCCGTCTCTGACCCAAATGCCGCAACAATGGCGCAGAAGATTGTTCAGTACCAAGCAGTTCTACAACTAGCCCAGCAAGCTCCGCAAATCTACAATATGCCAAACTTGCACCGCCAGATGTTAGAAGTATTGGGTATTCGAAATGCTCAAAAACTGATACCGCTACAAGATGACATGAAGCCAAAAGATCCTATTGCTGAGAATATGGATGTTTTAAACATGAAACCATTGAAAGCGTTTATCTACCAAGATCAAGATGCCCATATATCAGCGCACCAAGCTTTTATGCAAGATCCACAAGTAGCGGCAATGATTGGTCAGAACCCTCAAGCCCAAGCGATGATGGCTGCTATACAGGCGCATATTTGCGAACACTTCGCATTTAAATATCGCCAGCAAATCGAACAGCAGTTGGGCGCTCCATTACCATACTTTAAAGAAGATGACGATGAACATATTCCAGAGGATGTGGAAGTTCAGATTTCTAGGGCTGTGGCTCAAGCCGCGCAACAGCTTACAACGCAGAACAAGGCGCAAGCGCAACAGCAAGAAGCTAAGCAAGCGGCTGAAGATCCAATTATCCAGATGCAACAACAGGAATTGGCGCTCAAAGCTGAGGAACAAAAACGCAAGGCAGCCCGTGATCAAGCTGACATTCAGCTTAAACAAACAGAACTTGCAGACAACAAAGAGATTGAAATGCACCGAATTGACTTAGAAGCTCAAAAATTTGGCGCAAATATGGAAAAAGACAAGCAAGCAAGCGCCCTTAACTTACAGCGTATGGCTAACGAAATAGACATTGCTGGTCATAAGTTGGGGATTGATGCGGCTAAGAGCCATGCTCAATTGGACGTACAAAAAGGGCAAATCACTGCGCAGTTGATTGCAGCCCAGATTAATTCTAACGCTAACAAGAAAGATGAAAAGAAAGGTAAAAAATGACCGAGCTAGAAGTAATTGCTAAACAGATAGACGACAAGGTTGAGCAATTAAAAGAAGCAGTATTGGTTGGAAATTTAGATCATACGGGTTATCAAAGAATTTGTGGTGAGGTTCGGGGTCTACTCACTGCAAGAGGTTACGTATTAGACCTGAAAGATAGACTGGAGAAATCAGATGAGTGACGCACTCGACTTAGGGCAAGCTGTAGATTTGACGAATCTGCTTGATAAGTCAAACGAAGAAAAAGCAACACAACTACCAAAACCATCAGGGTATCGCATCCTTTGCGCTATTCCAGAGATGGAAAAAGAGTACGAAAGCGGTATTCTAAAGGCAGACGAAACTGTCCGAATTGAAGAAACCCTAACTACTGTGTTGTTTGTAGTGGATTTAGGTCCAGATTGCTATTCAGATAAAGGTCGTTTTCCTAATGGCCCGTGGTGCAAAAAGGGCGATTTTGTCCTTGCTAAACCATATGCTGGTAGCCGTCTAGTAATACATGGACGTGAATTTCGCATTATTAATGATGATACGGTTGAAGCAGTTGTTGCAGACCCTAGGGGAATCAAAAGGAAATGAGAAGTGAAGAAGGCAAAGTAAAGCAACGGGAGGCAATAAGACGTTGGCAAAAGGCAAACCCCGAAAAGGTTAAAGCCGCCAAGCAACGATATTATTCCTCTGAAAAAGGTAAGTTACAAAAACGCAAGGAAGAAGCAAATTATGTGCTTACTGGCGGCAGAGCTAAGTCTGAAATAAAACGTGCAAGTTTTCCAATTTCTGAACCTAGAAAATTATCAAAAGCTAAAAGTTGCCTTAAAAGACGTGGATTAATTAAAGAATTGCTTGATTTTGATATGTTTGTATTAGAGGAAGCTATTTCCTTGGCTAAGTTAAGGGAACATCTTGTTGGTGGTAAATGGCACGTTGATCACATTATTCCAGTTTCTAAAGGTGGTAGTTCCCAAGCTACAAATTTGCAAGTAGTACCCGCAAAATGGAACCAAAGTAAGGGAACAAAAACAATGTATTTTTTAAACGCAAGTAAACGTAAATAAGGAGCATACGAATGGACGGATATAAATTTCCCGATGAAGTAGAAAACGAAGAAGCACAATCTAAGGGTAAACCAGAAGAAAATGAAGGTTTTGAAATTGAGGTTGAAGATGATACTCCGCCACAAGATCGTGGTCGTACACCTTCAGAACCAGAGTTTGTAGAAAAACTCGATAAAGATGAGCTTGATGAATATTCTGAAGCCGCAAAACAAAAGATTGCTGGATTTAGAAAAATTTATCATGACGAACGCAGGGAAAAAGAACGGGCGTTAAGAGAGCAGCAAGAAGCTATTACTCTTGCCCAAAGGCTATTGGAAGAGAATCGTTTCCTTAAAAACAAGGTTACGTCTTCTGAACAGGTAGCTCTTGATTCCTACATGACAAGCGCAGATCGTGAGCTTGAGATGGCCAAGAAGGATTATCGTGATGCTTATGAGGCTGGCGATTCTGAAAGATTGGTTGATGCTCAGGAAAAAATGACTTCTGCTAAGATTAAAGCTGACCGAGCGCTATCCATTAGCGAACAAAGAGCTTTACAAAGAGCAGAACCTGATGTACAAATACAACAACAGCGGCAGCAACCTGCTCGTGATTCCAAGGCTGAATCGTGGAGAGATCAAAACTCTTGGTTCGGTCAGGATGACGAAATGACAAGTTTAGCTTTAGGAATGCACGAAAAGCTTGTCAAAGAGCGCGGCATGGCTTATGCTACCACTGATGAGTATTACCAACGTATAGACGAAACTATGCGTAAGAGATTCCCAGAGAATTTCGAGAGTGACGAAGACGAAAAACCCGCTACAAGGACGAAACCTAGTACGGTTGTAGCTCCAGCCAGTCGCAGCACATCTTCCAAGAAGATAAGGCTGACAACTTCCCAACAAGCAATTGCCAAGAAGCTAGGACTGACTAATGAGCAATATGCTCGAGAACTTATAAAGGAACTTTGATATGACTACGAATAAATTATCCCGTGAAGTAGAAACCCGTGCAGCAACCGAGCGTCCTGAGCAGTGGGCACCCGCAGAGTTATTGCCAGAGCCAATTAAATTGGCAGGGTATAAGTATCATTGGGTACGGATTTCAACACTTGGCGCAGCAGATCCACGTAACCTTTCAGCGAAAATGAGAGAAAAATGGGAACCTGTACCGATTCAAGAACAACCAGAAATGCAGCTGCTAGTTGATCCCAATAGTCGTTTTAAAGACAATGTTGAGATTGGCGGTTTATTGCTTTGCAAGACTCCAGAAGAGTTTGTTGAACAGCGTAACAATTTTTATGCTAATCAATCTGATGCTCAGACAGAGGCTGTAGACAATAATTTTATGCGCCAAAGCGACCCACGGGCACCTCTCTTTGCAGAGAAAAAGTCCTCAAGTTCATTTGGTAAAGGTAATTAAATTAATTAGGAGTTCTAAATGGCTTATCCTACCGTTTCAGGCCCATACGGGTTTCAGCCGATCAATTTGATCGGTGGTCAGGTATTTGCTGGTTCTACTCGCTTATTCCCTATCGCTTCAGGCTCTGGCACATCAATTTTTTACGGTGATGTCGTACGTCTAAACACAGGCGGTACTCTAAGCAAAGTATCAACCACAGCTACCGCAACCGATGCAGTTGGCATTTTCTTGGGTTGTCAGTTCACAAACCCAACAACCAAGCAATTGTTGCAACAACAGTATTACCCAGCTAGCACAGTGGCTTCTGACATTCAAGCATTTGTATTGGATGATCCAGATGCATTGTTCAAAGTTGCAGTAACTGCTGCTGGTGCATCAACAATTTCTGGTGTAACACAAGCAGCTATTGGTTCAAATACAGCTTTAATTTTGACCGCTGGCAGTACAACCACAGGCGACTCTTTAGCATCTGTTTCAGCTACTACAGCTAGCACTTCAACATTACCTATCCGTATTGTTGCTGGTGTTCCAGAGACGGTTAATGCAGCGGGTTCTTTTACTGAAGTTATTGTTAAATTTAACTTCGGTACCCACACATACTACAGCGCTACTGGTGTAGCTACTGCAGCTTAATAGGAGCTAAATAATGGCTATTTCACGCGCACAACTATTAAAAGAGCTGTTACCTGGACTGAACGCTTTGTTCGGACTTGAGTATGCTCGCTATGGTGAACAGCATAAAGAGATCTACGAAACAGAGACCTCTGAGCGTTCTTTTGAAGAAGAAACAAAACTGTCTGGCTTCTCTGCTGCACCAGTCAAAAACGAAGGTTCTGCTATTCGTTACGACAATGCACAAGAGGCTTTTACAGCTCGTTACAACCACGAAACTATCGCCCTTGGCTTTAGCTTGACTGAAGAAGCAATCGAAGATAACCTCTACGATTCTTTGTCGGCTCGCTATACAAAGGCTTTGGCTCGTGCTATGGCTTATACCAAACAGGTTAAAGCTGCTGCTGTTTTAAACAATGGCTTCTCCTCCTCTTATCCAGGTGGCGATGGCGTAGCATTGTTCAGCACTGCTCACCCATTGGTTTCTGGCGGTACAAACAGCAATACTCAGACTACAATGGCTGATTTGAACGAAACTTCCTTGGAAGCTGCCGTTATTCAAATCGCTCAGTGGACTGACGAGCGTGGTCTGTTGATCGCTGCTAAGCCTAAGAAGTTGATTGTTCCTCCACAGTTACAATTCGTTGCAACTCGTTTGCTCGAAACTCAACTGCGTGTTGGCACAACAGACAATGACATTAACGCAATCGTAAACAATGGTTCAGTTTCAGAAGGTTACACAGTTAACAACTTCTTGACCGATCCAAATGGTTACTTCCTGACAACCGATGTTCCAAATGGTATGAAGCACTTTGTTCGTACACCTTTGAGCAACAACATGGACGGTGATTTCGATACTGGTAACGTCCGTTACAAGTCTCGTGAGCGTTATAGCTTCGGCTGGTCTGATCCACTCGGAATGTGGGGATCACAAGGCGCTTAATCAGCACCTTGGCATCACAGAAGACCCCGCCCAAAAAGCGGGGTTTTTTGTTTAAACGCTTGCATATATTTAAAATAGTAGTAAGATATACCTATCTGGGTAATTACAGCCTATTAAACTGCCCCAGCAGACGATATACCGATTAATAGGTTTAACTTGTATATAGGAGAATCCACATGGGTTTCGCTACACACTTAGGTCCTTGGCTATTAGGATCAAACAAAAATACTACTGGCACAATTGCTGCTTTAACACGCACCACAGGTTGCACAATCGTTTCTCAATCAGCTCCTGTTGTATTTGGAACATTAACTGGTAACTTAATTGCTGTTCCTGCTGGATCACAGATTGTTGACGTTAAAGTGGTTACTACAACTGTATTTAGCGCTGCAACTACTGCAGTATTAGATATTGGTGGTACAGCATTTACAACTACTGGTACGATTACTTCTGTTGGCTCTGTAGCTCTAGGCGCTAATACAATTACTCCTGCTGGCTGGTTAAACGTAGGCTCTGTCGATACATTTATCTCCTATACATTAGCTGGTACATCATTGACTACTGGTGCTGCAACAATCATCGTTACTTATGCGGTTCGTAACTCTGATGGCGGTCAATTCCAGACTACATTTAATAATTAATCTAGCGGGTTAGGGTTTTCCCTAGCTCACTTAAAATCTTTGGAGATTAATTATGACGATGCAATATGACGTAAAACAAGCACATATCAATGCTAGTGGCATTATGGTACCTTATGCAACACGCATAAAGGGCATTTCATTTACTGGAAGTACATCGGCAGGAACTTTAGCTTTATTTGATACAACAACAGCCCCAGTAACTACTGCTACTTATGGTCGTTCTGGAACCAATGTTACTGTTGCAAGCACTGCTCATGGTCTATCAACAGGACAAGTTATTGGTGTTGACTTTGCTGCTGGCACAGGCGGTACAGCAACCAATGGTAACTATGTTATTACTAGAACTAGTGCAGATGCATTTACACTTACTGATATTAATTCTGGTTCTATTACTACTGGTGCTGCAATGGTTTATTCATCTACAGGAAATTGGTTAATTTCTTATGATGTAGCCGCAAATGATTCTTATAATAATTCTCCTATGATTCCAGGAGAAGGTTTAAAAGCGGTTAATGGGGTTTATGCGCAAATAAGCAACTTAGTGGCAGTAAATATTTATTACGGATAAAAAATGATTGATCCAATTAAAACAGAAGGTTCTTATAGTTTAGCGGGACGGAAAGTTATGATTGGTCTTCCTTCCTATGACTACAAAGTATCTTCTAAGCTAGCCATTTCGCTAGCTTCTTTTTGCGTACAAGCCACACAACATGGTGTTGATATTGAAGTTTGCAATATCTCTGGATGCTCTGTTGTATCTCGTGTTCGCAATTTAATTGCAACAAATTTTTTAAATTCAAACTGCACAGATCTAATGTTTATTGATTCAGACATCAATTTTGATGCTGAAGATATATTCCGTTTGATGGCATGGAATAGTGATCCTAAAAAAGGAATTGTTGCTGGTATTCCAGTTGCCCGTAAAAAAGGTCAAGTGTATTTCTCTACATTAGACACAGACGATGACAAAAGTATCTTTATGGATAAGATGGGTTTAGTAAAAGCTAAGCGTGTTGCCACAGCCTTTATGATGATCCGCAGAGAAGTGTTTGAAAAATTGGCTGAGGCCCATCCAGAGTGGACTTACCACGATGAGAAGAAAGAAGGCGATACAACAATTTGCTTCTTTGACTTTGAGTTAAAAGATGGTCACTATATTGGTGAAGATTACTTATTCTGTGATCGTGCTCGTGAGCAAGGGTTTGAAGTTTGGATTGATCCTACTATCAAACTAGGTCATATGGGTGTTCATGAATTTGAAGGTTCATTTGGTGAAGAGTTCTTATATCCCCTAATTCGCCCAGTAGACTTTAAGAAGGAAGCTGCATAATGGCTACTAAGAAAGCCCCTTCTCTTGCAATCGGTCGTGGTGAAAAATTACCAGTTTCTAAAGGTGCTGGGCTTACTGCAAAAGGCAGGGCTAAGTTTAACGCAGCTACAGGATCTAATTTAAAAGCCCCACAACCTGAAGGTGGCTCTAGGAAGAAATCGTTCTGCGCTCGTATGTCTGGCGTTAAAGGCCCGATGAAAGATGAGAACGGCAAACCTACTCGTAAAGCGGCTTCACTAGCCCGCTGGAAATGTTAAAATGAATGACTTAACAATTGAAACTGCTCGTGAATTAGCTACCCATGCTAATGACATACAGCATTTACAGGCTGATATGGATAAACTGGTTCAGGAGATGTCTGAGATTAAAACAGCCATTCAAGGTATTGAGAAGACTTTATCAGAAGCCAAAGGTGGTTGGAAGACATTAGCTGCTGTTGGTGGCGCTGTAAGCCTTATAACTGGCATCATAGGTGTAATTATTGGATATTGGAGTCACAAATAATGCCAAGCAAATCTAAAGCACAAGCCCACTTGATGGCAGCAGTTGCCCACAATCCAGCTTTTGCCAAGAAGGTGGGAATCCCAGTTTCTGTTGGGAAAGATTTTAACAAAGCCGATAAAGGCAAAACATTTAAAGAAGGTGGAACTATGAAGCCAGTAGACATAAGTAAAAATCCCGGATTAGCTAAGTTACCTACACCCGTTCGCAATAAAATGGGCTATATGAAAAAAGGTGGCATGGCTGGCGATGCGAAAGAAGACATGAAGATGGATAAATCGCAAGATAAGGCAATGATTAAAAAAGCCTTTAAACAGCACGATGCCCAAGAACACAAAGGCGGCA